TCATCTGGACCTTCACCGAGCGGTGGGCCGTGCGCGTCCCCGCCATGGTCATCAACCTGGCCGATCACACCGTCGCCCCCCTGCCAGGATACGGCAACCACACCTACGGCGATCTGGTGGACGCCTGCGACAACGCCGGCCTCCCCCTGGTCGCCACCCGCATCTGGCACAAAGGCCCCGTCTGGGGCAACTCCGGCTACTGGCTCAACTCCTACAAGCCGGTCCCCGAGTACGAGTTCGTGGGCCTGTTCGCGGACCTCCAGCGGTTCCCCTTCAAGCAGGCCCAGGAGCGCGTCCCCCAGGAGGAGGACTGGCGGTTCCGCTCGGTGTGGAACTTCCCCTCCGTGCACAGCCAGCAGGCCGACACCGGCCACCACCCCGCGGCGTTCCCCCTGGAGTTGCCCCGGCGGTGCATCCTGCTGCTCACCGACGCCGGGCAGACCGTGATCGACCCCTTCCTGGGCTCGGGCACCACCATGGTCGCCGCCGAGGCCCTGGGCCGGCTGTGCGTGGGCGTCGAGCGCGACCCCACCTTCGCCGCGATGACCCTGGAGAGGATGTCCCGCCTTGGTCTTGCCCCCGAAAAGTCGCGCTGATCGGTCGGCCCACTACTACGACGCCCAGGACTGGCCCGTGACCGGCCCGGCCCGGGACGAGCCGTGGCTGAAGTGGGTAGACGAGTTGGAGAGCGACTACGCCCACTTCCAGTGCTACCGCGACCTGCCCCCGGTGCGGCGCACCCTGGAGAACGCCTACCTGGTGTGGTCGGGGCAGGCCTACACCGGGGACGACCGCCCCCCGCCGGACGCGATGGGCCGCCGCGCCCGCTTCCCCCGGTCGTGGCAGGGCCAGTACCGCAAGTGGCACTGGGAGCAGCGGGCGGCCAAGTTCGACGTGTGGCGGGAGAAGACCCAACTGGAGGCCGAACGGGACGGCACCCTCCAGGCCTGGCGGGAGATGGGCGAGCGCCACGCCCGGGAGGCCATGGCCCTCCAGCAGAAGGCCCTGGAGCGGCTGCGGACCCTCAACCCCCAGGAGTTGACCGCCGCCGAGGTGCGCCAGTTCCTCGTCCAGGCCGCTACCCTGGAGCGCCTCGCCCGCGGCGCCTCGTTGCAGGACATGGCCCGGGTGCAGCGCGAGCGGGAGCAGGAGGCGGCCAAGGACGGCGTGGCCGTCATCACCTACGTGGACGACTGGCGCGGGGACGCCGCCCGCTCCCGGCGCAACCAGAACAGTTTCTACGGCAACGGCCAGGGGGCTTTGCCCTCCATGCCCACGCCCACACCGAAGGCGGAGGAGAAGAAACCCCGTGGCCCTCGGAAACCGCGCCAACCCGTTGAAGGACTACCTCTCGTTCGACCCGATGGCTCCCCCGCCGAAGGGGAACTCGCGAACCGCTTCCGACCCCGGCCCGAACGGGTCGAAGCCGAAGTTCCGCTTCCCGGCCCCCCACCCGGGCCAGGTGGCGGTGATGCAGCGCCGTGAGCGGTTCACCTACCTGTCCGCCGGCCGGCGGTGGCGCAAGACCACCCTGGCCATGATGCTCGGGGCGCAGGACGCCATCCGCGGGGAGCCCATCCTGTGGGGCGCCCCCACCTTCGGCCAGTGCGAGATCGGGTGGCGCGAACTCCAGCGGGCCTGCGCCGGGGCCGCCTCCTTCGCCCGCAACCGCATGGAGGTCACCTTCCCCTCCGGGGGCACCGTCACCTTCCGCTCCCTGGACGACCCGGACAACGCCCGCGGCCTCACCGCCGCCGGGGTGGTGGTGGACGAGGCCCCCCTGATCCAGGAGCGGGCCTGGTACGAGGTGATCCGCCCGATCATCTCGGACACCGACGGGTGGGCCGTGCTGATGGGCACCCCCAAGGGCAAGAACTTCTTCTGGCGGGAGTTCGTCAACGCCAAGAACCGCCAGGACTCGGTGGCCTTCCAGGCCCCCACCCTGGGCGTCCGCAAGTCCGCCTACGGCGCCCTGGAGCGCACCCCGCACCCCCTGGAGAACCCCTTCTTCAAGTTCGAGGAGGCCCAACTGCTGGCCGACACCATGACCGAATCGGTGTTCCAGCAGGAGTTCCTGGCGGAGTTCGTGGACTCCGGCGGCGGGGTGTTCCGCCACGTCACCGACGCCCCCCTGGCCAAGAAGCAGACCCAGGCCATCCCCGGCCACCAGTACGTGATGGGGGTGGACTGGGGGAAATACAACGACTTCACCGTACTGATCGTGCTGGACGTGACCGGCCCCCACCAGGTGCCCCACGCCGTGATCGGGTCGCCCTGGGACAAGCGGGAGATGCCGGTGATCGAGGTGTGCTACCTGGACCGGTTCAACCAGGTGGACTACACCCTCCAGATGGGGCGGCTGGTCGCCGCCTGGGAGAAGTTCCGCCCCGGGGTGATCGTCGCGGAGAGGAACGCCGCCGGTGAGCCACTCATCGAGGTCATGGTGCGGATGGGGTTGCCCGTGTTCCCTTTCACCACCGGTAACGCCACTAAGGCGCTCGCCGTTGACGCTCTGGCGCTGGCCCTGGAGCGCGGCCAACTGGCGCTCCCGCGCGACGACGTGCTCATCAACGAGTTACTCGCCTTCGACGCGGAGAAGTTGCCCTCGGGAATGCTGCGGTACGCTGCGCCGGAGGGAATGCACGACGACGTGACGATGGCCCTGGCGATGGCGATGTGGGCCGCCGCCTCGCCCTCCCGTGGCCCCCGCCAACTCTCCTGGGGATGGGGTGAAGCATGACCACCGGCGACCTGATCCAGGCCTTCCCCACGCCGTCGCAGCCCGGCGGCTCCGGTACGGGTACCGACGACTACAAGTTCGGGATGATCCAGGACATCGTGCAGCAGTTGCGGGACGACTTCCGCGACCGCGACGCGCTGTACACCGCCCTGGACACGATCATCTTCCAGCAGAACGAGGTGGTGATCCCCGACAACTACCGCAAGACGGCCATCGAGGTGAAGTCGCCCCTGGCCCCGCACATCGCCAACACCGTCACCGCGGCCCTGGCCACCAACCCGCCCAACGTGCAGTTCGACCCGGTGTCCTTCGGTGACCCCGCCCAGGCCAACTCCACCCTGCGCGAGAAGTTCTTCGAGGCCGCCTGGCGGCGCCAGGAGGAGGAGGCCCAGCGGCCCCTGTTCCGGCCCTTCATGCACGCCCTGGTCACCAAGGGCGAGGGCATCCTGAAGACCGTCGAGCGCACCAAGAAGTCGTGGTCGAAGTACACCCGCGACCAGGCCAAACTGCGGGCCATCCTGGACGACGACGAGGACCTGGACGACGACCAGAAGGACAAGTTGTACGACTCCCAGACCGAGGAGTGGAAGCGGAAGCTGCCGTACCCCATCACCACCACCGACGTGCCCCCGGACACCTTCTACTACGTGAAGAACGAGGACGGCTTCACCTTCGCGTGCGAGGTCAAGACCGTCCCGTTCTTCGAGACGCTGGAGCGCTTCAACTCCACGGTGGACGCTAAGGGGCGCATCCTGGCCCCGTCCGACTACCGGGCCACCGGTCTGCCCCGCCACGAGTGGGCCACCGCGTTCGGCAGTACCGTCCCCGGGCGCAGCCAGTGGCAGGGCCGCGGGCGGGTGAAGCCGCTGACCATGGTGGAGGCGTGGGACGCCAACGAGGTCACGTACATCCTGTACGGGCCGGGACAGGTAACGAGAGGGGGTAAGCGTCTTGGCCGCGGCACCGTCGTCAAATCTATGCGCCACCGGTACGGAGATCGCATCACCGGTACTCTCCGGGGGCCTTACTTTCAGGCCCTGGGCATCACCACCCACAGTCGGCTTCCCGAACACGCCGGCCTGGGCATCCTGTTCGGATTTATGGAGTTATTCCCCCTCCTCGATTCCCTGCTCACCATCCAGTCCAACGCCGCCTTCCTCTACGGATTCCCCGCATTCAAGGAGACGGCGCCGCAAGGCCCGACTCTCCAGGGTCCGTTCGGCAACGACGGCGCGGAGGGCGGCAGCGACAAGACGCGAATCGAGCCGGGAACGCTCTATCCAAGGGATATTGCACCTGTAGACATGCCCCGCTCGGGGGTCGATCTGGATAAGACCGTGCAGTGGGTTCGGGACTTCATCCAGATGGCCCTGCCGAACGTGGTGCAGGGGATCGCCACCGGGGAGCAGTCCGGGTGGGCCATCACCCAGGCCTCCCAGTTGGCCCGCCTGGGCTGGCAGCCGATCATCGACAACGCCCAGTTCGCCCTCTCCCGCCGCCAGGGCTTCGAGTCCTGGCTGATCCAGAACCGGGTGCGGGAGGACGTTTCGGTGTGGGGCGAGGTGCCGGCCAGTTACTCCACGGCCCGCGCCCGCCAGGGGTGGCTGACGGTCGGCCCGTCCGACCTGAACGGCGTCCACCGCTACCGGGTGCGCCTGCAACCGGAGACGCCCGCCGACCGCATCCAGCAGATCAGGACGCACAAGGAGTTGCTCTCCCTGCGCCTGGAGGGGTGGAACGACGCGGTGACCGAGTTGGGCGGCAACCCCGATGAGGTGGAGGCGGCTTGGCTGCTCTACGACCTGAAGAACGACCCGGTGATTAAGGCCGAACTCAAGAAGCGCACCATGAAGGAACTGGGCCTCATGGACGAGGAGGCCATGCAGCAGGCCAACACGGAGGCTCGCGCGGTTCAACCATCTGCACCGGGTGGGCCACCGCGCCCTGCCGGGGCGCTCTCACCGCCGCAGATGGGTGGCGGGAGTGCCCCCGGCGGGCAGCCCGGCCAGCAGCCCGGGGTGAACCCCAACGCCGTAGCGATCACGCCCGGGGTAGCCGGGGGCGGCGCCCCGATGGTGCCCCCGCCGCGGAACGCGCAGCCGCTGCAAGGCCCGGGGATGCCCGGCCCCACCGCTCCCGGGAGGTAGACGTGAGGTGGTGATGCAGATGCCTCCCGGGGGTGGCCGCCCCCCCGGCGCCACGCAGCCGAATCCACTCCTGCCGGGGGTCGCCCCGCCGGGGACGATGCCCTCCCGCACCCCCGGCCCGCCGGTCACCCGCCCGGCGCCGCTGCCCACCCCCCAGGGGATGCCCGGCCCCAACGCCGCCCCGCTGCCCAACCCCGTCCCGGGGCAGCCGCAGGGCGGCAATCTGGTGGCGGCGCTCCGAGCGGCGGGCATCGACCTGCCCGACGGCCCCGCGGTGGAGTACGAGTCGCTCGGCCGCAAGTCCCCCCGCGGCTCCTACGATCACGTCTACGAGATCGTGGCCCACGACCTCGCCCTGTGGCTGGACAAGATGCCCAAGTTGCTGGCCACGGCCATGAAGGGCGGCCCCAACCGGCAGTCCCCGTTCAAGCACGCCGCCACCGGGCAGCAGAAGTACGAGATTTACAAGGCCAAACTGTTCGAGGAGGACGGCACCCCGAACATGGCCGGGCGGCAGGAACTGCTGTCCAAGATGAATCCCAAGCAGTACGCCGAGGTCGTGCACATCGTCACC